GGACAAGATTTCTCGTGCTCGCTCTATACAGGCTCGCTTGCGTGCTGGTGGTGTACGATTTAACAAAGCTGGGGAGTGGTATCAAACACTTGAAGATGAAATGTGCACCTTCCCACGTTCTAAACATGACGATCAGGTCGACTGTCTAGCCTACCTCGGGATGCTTCTCGACACAATGGTAGAAGCTCCAACTAAAGAAGAGGAAGATGAAGATGCCTATGCAGATGAATATGAACGAAACATTGGGGAGCAGGGCAGATGCTACTCCACCGGGTATTGAGGCACCAGTATCAACGCCTTCTTTAAGGGCAATGATTGAAAGCAAGAATATTGCACTTGATCTGGATGATGACCAACTCAATGAGATTTCGTCCCAAGTTAAAGACGGCTTTGAATACGACCTCACCACCCGTGAGGACTGGGAAAAGAACGTCGATGAGTGGACTAAGCTTGCTCTACAAACAGCAGAAGAAAAGAGTTGGCCCTGGCCTAAAGCCGCCAATGTAAAATATCCTCTGCTATCTACAGCGGCAATGCAATTTAATGCTCGTGCCTATCCTTCACTCATCCCCTCTACTGGTGATATTGTCAAGGTTAACGTTGTAGGCAAGGACAAGGATGGTCAGAAGCTGGAACGCGCTAAGCGTGTAAGCAAGTATATGTCCTACCAAGTGCTCAATGAAATGAGTGGTTGGGAAGAAGACATGGACAAGCTCTTGATGATGCTTCCAATCATTGGTACAGCCTTCAAGAAGACTTATTACAACCCTGTAACTAAGCAGAATGTCTCTGAACTAGTTCTTCCTAAGAACCTAGTTGTTAATTATTGGGCTAAAAGCCTAGAAGACGCAGAACGCATCAGCGAAATTTTGCCTTCAATGACTAAACGTAAGGTGAAGGGTAAGATGATGTCTGGTTTCTACAGGGATGTAGAGCTAGGTGATCCAGTTCCTGATCCTAATCACTTGGTTGTTGCTACAAAGCAGGATGAAACCACCCCATATCAAATCATTGAGCAACATTGCTACCTAGATTTGGATGACGATGGATATTCTGAGCCTTATGTTGTAACATTTGAGCGACAAAGTGGAGAAATTTTACGAATTTGTGCTCGATTTGATGAGGATACAATTCATGTCAACGATGAAGGCGATTTGGAATGTATTGACCCAATTCAATACTACACTAAGTTTGGTTTTATCCCCAATCCTGATGGCGGGTTCTACGACGTGGGTTTTGGCCTGCTTCTTGCCCCGTTAAATGACTCAGTAAATACTCTAATTAACCAGCTTCTTGATGCTGGCACACTCAGTAATCTGCAGGGCGGGTTCCTTGGTAAAGGACTCAAACTAAAGATGGGTGAATCTCGCTGGCAACCGGGTGAATGGAAGCCGGTTAATAGCACTGCTGACGACCTGCGTAAGCAAATCGTTCCTCTTCCTGTTAAAGAGCCCAGCAATGTGCTTTTCCAGCTCATGGGGAGCCTGATTTCTTCAGGTAAGGAGTTGGCTTCAGTAGCAGAAATTTTTGTTGGTAAGATGCCTGGGCAAAACACCCCTGCAACTACAACAATGGCTACTATTGAACAGGGAATGAAGGTATTTACAGCGGTTTATAAGCGTGTCTACCGTTCCCTGAAAGAAGAATATTACAAAATCTATTGTCTAAATCGTGTCTATATGGACCCCAATAAGTATGCAGCAGTGCTGGATGACAACATTGGGCCTAATGATTTCGATGAAGAAACTTACGATGTTTGTCCTGCTGCTGATCCAAACACTGCTACTTCTACAGAGAAACTGATGAAGGCGCAAGGTTTGTTAGAACTCCTACCTACAGGCATCCTTGATCCTGTAGCGGTTGTCAAGAGAGTCCTTGAGGCTCAGGAACAACCAGATTGGGAGCATCTGCTTAATCAGCAAATTCAACAAACTGGTCAAATGCAACCTCCTCCCGATCCAAAGCTTCAGGAAATGCAAATGAAGGGTCAGCTAGAGCAGCAAAAAGCTGCAATGCAATCCGAAATGGCACAACATAAAGCACAACTGGAAGAGAGAAGCGCACAAGTGCAGCTAGCCATGAAGGCACAGGAGCACAGTATGGAGATGCAACATAAAGCAAACGTTGCAACCATTGATGCTGCTACCAAGCTACACATGCAAAAAATCTTTAGTGCTGCTGAGCAGCTCAAAGTAAATCAGCAACTGGTTCAAAACAGCCAGAAGCACAACCAAGCAATGTCTCACCAAGAGGAGAAAGCTAAATTAGCGCAAAAGACAGCCTCATCGAGTGGCAAGAACTCGAATTCACCAAAGCGGTAATGCGTATTTTACATGAGAGAAAGAAAATTCTCCTGGAAACCCTACAAGACAACGCGGGTGAAGATTCCCTAAAAGACCGTTTTAACTGCGGCTATATTGCTGCAGTTAATGACATCCTCAACATAGATGTAGAAGAGGTATCAGTAGATGATTGAACCATGTGGTCACAGGCTTGTAATTAAGCCGTTCAAGTTGGCAGACGTAGATGTAGACCTTCAGCGTGCGCGAGCACTTGGTCTTACAGTTGTACGTGAAAACGAAAAGCGAGAAGACGCGTCGGTGGACAAGGGTATTGTTCTCGCCGTAGGTCCTACTTGTTGGCCCGATCAGGAGCCTTGGTGCAAGGTTGGTGACACCATCATCTTTGCTAAGTTTGCTCCAAAGTTCATTGATGATCCTGAAACCAAGGACACCCTTGGTATTCTCAATGATGAGGATGTAGTTGCTGTTTTAAAGGAAACAAATGTCTGAAGAACTAAACACTGAAGTTGTAGAAACTTCCCCTAGTGAGACAAGTAAAGAACTTTCTCCTATGGAACAAAAGGCCCTTGAACAAGGGTGGCGTCCTAAGGAAGAATTTAACGGTGATCCAGAAAGCTTTATTGATGCTGCTGAGTTTGTCCGTAGAGGAGAGCTGTTCTCCAAGATTGAACATCAATCTAAGGAACTGAAGCAGGTCCGACAGGCCCTTGAAGCCCTGAAGGATCATCACAGCAAGGTTAAGGAAACTGAATATAAGCGTGCGCTAGCTAGTCTAGACTCTGCTCGTAAGCAGGCTCTTGCTGATGGAGAAACAGAGCGTTTCTTCGCTCTGGAAGAAAAGATTGAAGAAGTAAAGGCCGAGAAGGCTGAGTTTGACGCTGAGCTTAAGAGCGTACCAACTGAAACTGCTGCACAACCTCCTCAGGAGTTTGTTAACTGGGTAAATCAGAACAAGTGGTATGAATCTGACAAGGCCATGCGTGCTTATGCCGATCGCCTTGGAGCTGAACTTGCAAGCTCCTATCCTCCTGCAACTGTCCTCACTATGGTGGAAAAGGAAGTTAAGAAGGAATTCTCACACAAGTTTACCAATCCTAAGTCGTCACGTCCTATGGCAGTGGAACCTGCTGGTCGAGGTGGTACAAAGTCTGATAGCTTCTCCATTTCCTCAGATGAGCGTGACATTATGCGAAAGTTCGTCCGTAGCGGTGTTATGTCTGAACAAGAATACATTGCAGAATTAAAGAAAGTGAAGGGCATTTAATATGAGTATCCCTACCCGTGGTGCAAGAGCTACCCGTACCCAACGTGTTCCAGTAACTGAACGAAGTGTTCTCTCTGTTAAGGGCAAAGAGCCCGGTTTTCATTATCGAATTGTTAATGACCAGGGTGACCGCGTACAGCAAATGCTAGACGCTGGCTACGAAATTGTTGAGGCATCTGCGGTGCAAGTGGGCGATAAGCGTATCAACGCTGTAGCTGCTGAAGGCACCAAAGCACAGGTTTCTGTTGGTGGTGGTACAAAGGCATTTGTCATGCGACAAAAGCAAGAGTGGTATGATGAAGATCAAGCCGCTAAGCAAGCCAGAGTTAACCAGTCCGAAGAAGCAGTTAAAAACGTTCCTGGAACCTACGGCTCTGTAAAAGTGGAAGGGAATAACTTGGAGAATATTAAATGGCTAGTGTACCTGCAGGCTTTCGTCCTGTAAAACACATGAACGGTTCTGCCTATAATGGGCAGGTTAACCGTTACATGATTTCCGCTTCTGACGCCGCCGCCACTAACGTTGGGGATCTTGTTCAGCTTTCTGATAATGCTGCTCTTGTTGATGCTGCAACTGGCTTTGGTGTATACCCTGCCGTTGAACGTATTGGCTCTGGCACAGCAGTTCCCATTGTAGGTGCTATTGTTGGTTTTGAGGTTGATTACTCAAATCTAAATGCTGGTAACTATCGTGCTGCTTCTACCCGTCGAGTGGTTCTTGTTGCTGACTCTCCAGACCTGATTTTTGCTGCTCCCCAAGACGCCGTAGGCGGTGTTGTGGCTGCTGCTTCTGTTGGTCTGAACGTGTCGATTAACCTTGGCACTGCTGCAACCACGCAGCCTTATGCTTCTGGCATGAGCGTAGATAGTTCCACTGTTGCTACTACGGCAACCATTCCTCTGCAAATTATGGGTGTTACTGCTTCACCTGACAACGACGAAACTTCAACTTCACGTCCTGCAGAGCTACTCGTTCGCATCAATACGCATGCGTTCAATGCTGCTGGTATTGCTGGCGTCTAAGGAGAATAAATAATGTCAGGTATTATCAATAGTTCCAGTTTTGCCAAAAGCCTGTGGCCCGGCGTAAATGCTTGGTATGGCAAGGCATACGGTGAATATCCAGTCGAATACACAAAGCTGTTCGACACCTTTAAGTCAACTCGTGCGTTTGAAGAAGACGTTGGTGTTACTTCGTTTGGTCTTGCAATTGCTAAGCCTGAAGGCGCTGCAATTAGCTATGACACCGAACGCCAAGCGTTCATCACTCGTTACAGCCATGTAGTGTATGCACTAGGCTTTGTCATCACCCGTGAAATCATGGAAGATGACCAGTATGATGTAGTAGGTCAACGTAAGGCTCAAGGTCTTGCGTTCTCTATGCGCCAAACTAAGGAGCTAATTGCTGCTAACGTTTACAACCGTGCTTTCAACACTTCGTATGTTGGTGGTGATGGTTCAACGCTGATTGCCTCGGCTGCTGGTGGTTCTGCAAGCCATCCTCTGTTTGCTGGTGGCACTGCTACTAATGGTCCTACAACCGCTGCTGACCTTTCAGAAGCTGCTCTTGAGCAGGCTATGATTGACATCGCTGGTTTCACCAACGACCGTGGTTTGCTGATTGCTGTGCGTCCTAAGAGCCTCATCATCGCTCGTCAGAACATCTTTGAAGCTAAGCGCCTCACTGCTCCTGATGGTCGTCCTGGTGTTGACACCAACGACGTGAATGCTCTGAAGAGTCTTGGTATGGTTCCTGAAGTGGTTGTCAATCACTACCTGAACGACCCTGATGCTTGGTTCATTCGTACTGATGCCCCACATGGCATGAAGTATTTTGAACGTCGTGCTGACCAATTCGAAATGGATAACGACTTCGACACCGAGAACGCTAAGTTCAAGGCTACGGCTCGTTATAGCTTCGGTTGGACTGACTGGAGAGGTATCTACGGTTCGCCAGGGGCGTAAGCCACCTGGACTAGTCCAATATGACGATTCCAACCGCACAAATTGGGCTTAGTTATCCTAAGCCACGCGAACTTCTAACGAAGATTTTTAAAATTTCACGTAGTGACACCACCGCTGCTGTTAAGGCTGCTCTCCCAAAGCGTTCTTACATTCTTGGTGCCTATGTTATCGGCGGTGTCGCATCAGACGCAGCCACCACAGCAACAATTAGCTTCGGTAGCTCTGCTACTGCCACTGAATACGTAAGTGGATATGACGTTAAAACTGCTGCTACAGGTGAGGGCTATCTGCTGTAGGTGCTGCTGCCGTAGGTTCTGCCTTTGGTGTAGCTCTTGCTTCGGATGTCACCATCTATGGCAAGTATGCAGAAACAGGTACTGCCTCCACTACTGGTGGCCCTTGGATTGTGAAGCTTGAGTACTTCGTCCCAGGCCCCGGCGAAGCTGTAGACGACTAACGAAAGGCCGCTTTATGCGGCCTTTTCTAATGGTTTTGGAAAGGATAGGTAATGTCTAGTAATGTATTTGTTAAAAGTGGGCGAGTATCTGATATACTTCCCGCTACCACGGCTGCTACAGCAACGGGGGACTGGAAATTTAAGGATGCACCACAAAGTGCATTTCAAGTTGTAGCTACTGCCGCAGCCACTGTAGTATTTGATGTGTCCAATGACGGTGTTAATGCTGTAGCAACAGCACTTGGCACTGTAACATTAGCTGCTGCGGGAAGCGATGGTTTTACTACATCAGCCCCTTGGAAGTATGTTCGTGCCCGTGTCACCGCAAATAGCGGAACCGTTAACGTTACAATGAGTGTATAATGACTGTATCTACTAATGGAACTGTTACTGGCGTAATTTTGACTCCTGAGCAAGTCGCGTCAATTCTCGAATACCTATCACTGAGGGAGTCTGCCGTGTTTACATTCACTACCGCTGGATCTGGATATACCGCAACAGTGCCGGCTGGTGCGCAGTTTTGCTACATGGATATAGCGGGCGGTGGCGGCGGTGGCGGTGGCGGGTTTTCTGGCGCCACGGGTGGTGGTGGCGGTGGCGGTGGGAATGCTGAAACTGGATTCTCGGTCGGCCCATTTCGCGTCACACCGGCAAATGTGCTGACCGTACAGGTCGGCGTCGGCTGCAACGGCGGCGCCGCTGGGGCAGCGGGCGCGACGGTAATAGCCGCGAATAGTTCGATCGTCGCCGGCCTCGATGATTTCGGCGGCACGATCACGTATCGTGGTGGCCGCGAAGGATCACCCGGAACCAACACAAACGGCGGTGCTGGCGCCACTGGCGGCAATGGTGCAACGAGCGGCGGCGCGACAGGGACTGGTGCTGGCGCGGCAGGGACTGGTCAAAACTCAGTTTCAGGTGCTGGCGGGTGGTATGCCTCTGGCGCTGGCGCAGGCGGCGGGCCAACGTCCAACGGCGGTACTTCCGGCCGGTTGACAGCGCCTGGATATACCGCGTTTCAAAACGGCGGCAACACGGGCGGAACGCTCGGCGGAGGCGGTGCCGGTGGCAGCAGTCCGTGGGGTCCGGGCGGGCGTGGTGGCGACGTGGGCACGAATGCAGGCGCCGGAAACCCGCCGGCTGCAACGGCCTACGGTGCGGGCGGTGGCGGGGGCGCGGGTAACGCCGTGGGCGCCAAGGGCGCAGACGGTATCGTGCGCATCTGGTTTGTCTGATGCTCACACCGGGTATCCAGCCGGGGCATGGGGTCGCAACCGTGCCGACGAATGCGGGCACCATCTGGTCGGGCAGTGCAACGGTTCCGGCACGATGGCTTGGCATGCACGCCGACTACTGGCCGCACAGCCGCAATGGGGTCATCTCTGCTGCGCCGACCTATGATTACCACATACACCGCACGCACGACTACCGGCCGACTGGAGACGGCGGGACACAGTGGCGGCATATTCAGCGCGTCAACTCTGCGACATTTGATTGGTCTGAGGCTGATTTCCTACTGGATACTGTCTCGGCGCAGGGGCGGGATATTTTCTGGCAGGTCTACGGCACGCCGACATGGGCCGCAAAGCCGGCATTTGCCGGGATACTCGATCAGTTTGATTACGCGGGCGGGGCATCCCCGCCGAACGTGCTGCAGAATCTGGTTGATTTCGTGTCTACGCTGGTTGCTCGGTACGTCGCGCGAGGGACTCCGATCAAGTATATCGGGATGTGGAACGAAGCCCGCTATCTGCAGGACAACACCGGGTATTGGTATGGCAGCGCAGCGGAGATGGCGGCGCAGTGCAAGGCTGTGCGGGCTGCTGCAAAGGCGGTCGACCCGAACATCATTGTCCTATCCCCAAGTTTCAACAATCTCGCGTCCATCGTCCCGTACCTGGCCGCATCGGATGGTGCGGGCGGGACTGGTAAGGACCACATCGATGGCCTCGCGTATCATCCATATCTGATGTCATGCCCGCCGTATCTTGGCAACATAGCCGGATCACCTGGATTTGTGACGGACGCTGTAGTTGATCGCATGGTGCTTGGTGGGCTGGCGTCGAATTTCCCGCGATACGCCGACGAGCTGGCAGTGTCCAGTACGCCGCTTGATCCGCTGCTGGCCGGCAAGCACGGCGAGGCGAACATGATTAGATGGCTCAAGCGTGTTTCGCCGTGGATGTTGGCGCGCGGCTGGAAAATCCTGAATTACTACACGCACGATGCCGCGTATTTGGGTGATCCATCAACGTCGGCCGCAATATCGGCGGCGCTTGGCGATCTGGCGGCTCAGTTATCAGGGCAGACGCTCACGCGCATTGATGTCGACTCGGACGGCGTTTTCAGTGTCTACGCCGGGTCGACGCTGCTCTATTCGGTCTGATCCCATCCCCTGCCGGAACGCTTGCAAGCAAGCTTGTCGCTACGCTCTATAATATAGGAAGATAAATGGGAACAACAGAAATTATTGGGTGGATAGTTTCTGCCCTGTTAGGACTTGTCATGATGTTAGGTAAACTTCAATATGACTCTATGCAAAAGAGAGTTGAAAATGTCGAAGATCAAATTGACATGATTAAGGAAGACTATTTTAAGAAGGAAGATTTTCGTGAGTTTAAGCAGGAACTATGGGCACGCTTAGACAAAATGGAAACCTCCTTTGAGAATAGACTTGACAAGGCTATACGAAGCTACGCCATTAAAGACTTCCCGGACTTGAAATAACATGCCAGGAACCTATTTTAAAAAGGGCTCTTGGAATGGCATTTGCGACGTATGTGGATTTAAGTTTAAATTTACAGAGTTGCAAAAACGTTGGGACGGCCTTATTGTCTGCCATAAAGACTTCGAGCAAGACCACCCACAGAAGTATATTCGTGTGCGAGAAAGTGGGTTGTCGGTTCCTGTAATTAGGGATCGTCCTGCGGACGTATTTATCCAAACATGCACTATATGGACCAGCTCTCCTATGGCTGATTTTGGAACGGCTGATTGTGCTACCGTTGGAGGTAATACAAACATTCCACTTTTAATTGATGTCTTCAGACCTCAGACAAGCAGTATATCTAACATAGCTGTTTCAAACTACTCTATTACAGGGGTCATTTAATGGCATCTACTACTTTTATTCCTTTTCAAACACCAATAAACGCTGATTGGCTAAATGACGTAAATGATGTTACTTATAACATCGGTAGCAATTCCGTAGGACAAGGCGCCAGTTTAGTTGGTACAGAGGGTAGCGGAACTGTCCAAGATTTTGTAGACTCTTTGGGACTTGTTTTTGTTCCTACTGGTGGAGACGATAGCACCACCTTACAAGCACTTGTTGATTCTATCAGTGCTACTGGCGGTTCTATTGTTTTTAAGGCTGGAGCACGCTATAAGTTGGGTGGTAGTCAGGTTACAATTTCTAGTCTATATCCAATAAATCTAATTGGTCAAATGTCCGGTTTACATTGGGACTCTGCCGGAACAATGCCTTGTATTGAAGTGTCAGGAGCATTAGCTGGATCACTCATTAAATATACTGCTCCAAACTCCGGCTCAAGATCACAGCATGGTGGCGGACTTATTCGTGGCCTAGCTTTTATTGATCCAACAGGTTCTGGAGGCACTCCAGGCACACGCACTGTCACGGCTGCCCTTGAACTAAATGATTTTGCTTGTAGCAAGGTCGACGGCTGTGTGTTTCAGTGGATCAGCGGCAGCGCCATCAAGGGCGAGTTCGTGGTGATGTCCGACATCGCCAACAATGTAGTCCGGTACTGCGGCGACACAGGCAAGCCGGCGCTCTACTTCCCCGGCACGAATGCGAGCTATCCGGCGCAGTCGACCAATATCTACGGCAACCGTGTCGAGGTATGCCACGATGCGGCGTACATCAGCCTTGGCGCGAACTCGCTGACGTGCAAACTGTGGGGCAATGGGTTCGAAGCTGACACGACAAACGCCAATAGTAATCAAGAGTTCCTAACTCTTGCTGGTGTAGGGTGTTCTATATTTGGAAATAGTTTCAATCGCAATACTGGCTCACAGATGACGGTTAGCGGTTCTGGTAATTCTATAACGGGTAATGTGTTTGCTGGTGGGGCCCATGCAACTACAGCGGTGACAATTAGTGGTGCTAGAAATATTATGTCTGGTAACATTCACCGATCTACTAGAACTGGTTTTGAAGTTAGTATTACTGGTAGAGGAAACTCTTACGTAGCTAATCAACTTTACGCTTCAGGTTCCATCAAAGCTTCCGCAGCTTCTTGTAAGATTGATGGTAATAATTTAGATCAGTTGTCCTCAACTTCTGCTGTACTTGGAGCAGGAAATGAGTGGTGGATCAGCTTAGAATCAACAGCTACAGCCTCAAGCGTAAATAGTAATACGCTGAACAACAATGGTGGCTCTGTTACTGACGTTGGTGGTATCCGTGTAGCTAGCACTGCACCCCAAGTGCACAGCAATAATCTGAACGCATTTGCAGGAACGAGTAACGGCGCTATCTGCATCCGCTCGGAGACTGGCAACGCAAGCATTGTCGGCAACACCGAGTCCAACTCGACCACATTCATTTCTGCCTCGACTGTAAGTGGAAGTGAGTACAGGGCAAACTACCCAATTAGTAGCACGGCAACAATCCCCCTACAAGGGTCTGCGACATGGGATCCTGCAAATATTGCTGCTGGTGCCAGTACAACAACTACTGTTGCAGTTACTGGAGCGGCAGTTGGAGATTATGTACGAGCTTCTTTTTCACTAACATTAGCTGGATTGGTGCTTTCAGGTTATGTAAGTGGAGCAAATACTGTTACTGTTGTACTTAATAATCCTACTGCTGGTGCTGTAGATTTAGCAAGTGGGACAGTAAAGGTAGTGGTAGAGAAACGATAGAACATTTGACAAGGAAAATAAATGTCTACTTCTGGAAACACTTCTTATGAAGCAACAAGAGATTCTCTCATAGCTGCCGCCATGAGAAAGTGTGGTGCCTTATCTAAGGGAGAGTCTCCAGATTCTGAAGACCTAACCAACGGCACCGAGGCTCTTAATGGTATTGTCACGCGCTTCGCTACTCTTGGTATGCCTCTATGGAAACGCACAGAACTTGCTGTAACTCTTGTAGCCGGTACTAAAGACTATACAATAGCAAATGTGCTTAAGACACCACAAGTGGTGCTTAAAGACACAAGCGGTGGGAGCCAGTATGAACTTATTAATAAAAGCAGGTATGACTACAATCGACTGCCTGTTAATACTACTGGCACCCCTGTCCACTTTACTTTTATTCCTGGTTTAGAAAATGGCACAGTTACAGTTTGGCCTACACCAGATACTGGAGCGGCGTCTAACAAGACACTCCTAGTAACTTACCAAAAAGAGTTTGATGGGTTTGTAGCAGCAGGAGACACTCCTGATTTCCCAGCCTATTGGACTGATGCAATTAAATATGAACTCGCTGTAATGCTTGCTCCTGAGTTTGGTGTTCCTTTACAGGACCGCCAAGTGCTTATGAAAGAGGCAGCAACATATTTAGCACAAGCACAAGGGTATGGCGATGAAGAGTCGTCATTGTATATGCAACCTGAAATGCGAATGAGGTAATTTTGGCGTACACTAACACACCACAAAATAGCACGTATAGACGGGAGGAAGTAACATTTGATGCTACTCCTACTCTACGTTCTGCGAGTTCATCTGTCCGTAGGGATAGTCACATTATCAACTTCTTCTACGACAGAATTTCACAAGAAAATAAAACTCGTGAGGTGATGTTAAAGAAACGTCCCGGTATCCAGGCCACAGCACAAACTCTACAGAAAGCTGTAACCACTGATGCAATCAGGGGCTATTATTACGAAGAGCAGGAAGATATTTACTTCTGGGCTGTAGGCACTAAGGTTTATAAGTATATTCCAAATCCTGCTGGTTCTTACACGGCACTGGTTGCCACGTTGGCAACTAGCTCCGGTGATGTTGGATTTGAGAAGTTTCAGAAGAGTACAGGAGAGGTTTACATCCTGTTTACGGATGGTACAAATCTATGGAGCCAACAGCTTCGTGTCTATCCTGACACCGCTGCGGCTTCTGTAGCAGATGCTGATTTACCAGCAAGTCACATTCCTAGTATTGTTGTTGTAGACGGTTATGTATTCCTTGCAAAAGGAAATGACCTGTACAACTCAGACAACGACACATTCGATTCTTGGACCTCTGGTAATTTCATTACTTGTGAAATGTCCGCAGATGGCATTAGGCATATCTTCCAGAACAAGAATTACATTGTTGCCATTGGGTATGATAGCTTAGAAGTGTTTTGGGATGCTGCTAATGTGAGTGGAAGCCCTTTATCACGTAATGACTCTGCATTCAAGTCTATAGGTTATATTACAGGTTATGCTAAGGCTGGTGATAAGCACTACTTTGTAGGACAGGAAAAAGGAAAGCTTCAGTCTGTCTTTATGATGGATGGATTCAAGGTAGATAGAATATCTGATGAAGTGGTTGATCGTACAATACAAAGCCAAATGGCTACAGACTTTGCCACCTCACAGGTGGCCTCTGCTAAAGCTCATATTGTTTCTGTAGATGGGCATACCTTTTACATGCTGTGTTCTACTGGTATTACCTGGCTCTACGACATTGATGAGAAGATGTGGTATGAGTGGAGAACAAGTTCTGATGCTCAACTTCTTGTAGAAGCTGTGTGGGGTAAATTTAATGGTGGGCAATATCTTGCTATCAAGAATGCTAACACGATTGACTTCATATCTCCTTTAGTGTACCAAGACAAAGCTAGTAATTTTACCTGTTCTTACACTACAGAAGATAATTTATTTGGTAGCAGCAACTGGAAAGTGTGCAACAGAACTATCTTGGTTGCTGACAGACACCTTGCTACAGGAACGTCTAATCTCACCCTACAATGGAGTGATAATGATTGGACAGACAATCCTACAAGTTCACAGACATTAAATGTCTTTGCTAATAGGCCGACAGCTAGACGCTGTGGGCGCTTTATAAACAGAAGCTATAGGATTTTATACTCTGATAATTATCCTCTACGGATGAAGAGTTTGGAGCTTATGCTTAACATCGGGGCTTATTGATGACTAGTAAAACTTGGGTGGCTGGGACAGTCATTGATTCTCCCTGGCTACAAGATGTAAATGATTTAACTTATAACATCGGTGGAACGGGTACAACGCAAGGAGCTAGTCTTGTAGGTGCCGCCGGAGGTGGTACAGTACAAGATGTTATCACCGACCATAAAGGACTATTAAAGTATGGTACTAAGGCTGCTGCAACCGCTGCTCTAACAGCAGCAGCAACTAGTCTTTCTGGTGGTGGTACGGTATACCTTGATGGTGGCACTTGGACTCTTCCCACAGGCTTCTCTACTGCTGTTTGGAGGTTTTCTATTGTAGGTCAAGGAAAAAATGTTTCTGTTTTTTCTTTTGCTCCTGGAGCTACTGCAACTGCTATAAAGTTTGATTCCGGTGGTGGGTCTGGATATAATGAAAATGCAATTAGATATGTAGGTTTTAGTGGTGGTGCTGATACTTCAGCTAAGACAGCTATTGAATATGTTAATGCTGCCAATTGTGAGATACAAGGTGTGGCCATTGCAACTGGCTCATGGTTAGGTGATTCAATTGGTGTTAAAGCTTCTGGTCGCCAGTTGCTGCGGGTGACCGACTGCAAATTCGCATGCGCTCGGCCCATCGTCTACGCACAGAACACGTACTTCACGAGCTTGAACGTCGATCACTTCCTGCTCGAAAACTCCGAGCTTGTCGGCACCAGTGTGACGCGCCCCTGCATCGAATTCAGCGATGGGTGCGCCTTCTCGAACATGACCATTAGAAATGTTGCCATCGTTCAAGGGCAAGACGGCATCCTGTGGAATGACACCAGCAGCACTGCGGCGAGCTTTGCTCTGTCAATCCAGAACGTTCGCATCGAGCAAGGCCTAGACACGTCGGCATGGGGTATTCGCCTTGAGTCGACGGCGCAGGTACTACAGACCCTGACGCTTGACAATGTGCATTTCGACAGCACACGCAACGGGCTGAAGCTGCGCAACGCTCAGAGCGTGACGCTGCGTAATTGCAACTTCACGATGCCGAACACGAAGACTGCCATCGACATGACGTTTGTCGCTGGCTCGCGGCTGATTATCGAGAATTGCAAGTTCGGTGTAAACAAAGTACTTACGCTGACCAATGCTAGACTTGTCAGAACTGAGAAGAATACTAGTGGGCTATTGTCCGCAGAGTATATTTTTGATGCTGGCGCGGCTGCGTCAATGACACTTTTTGGAACTCCCATCGGTGGCCCAGATATTAGCATTACTACAGCAGGAACAGCGGTTATTAACGACCAAAACTTTTCTGGGTTTGTATTTATAGTACATAGTGGTAGAGTGTCTGCTATATTTGCTTGTACTGGAACAAGCTTGACAACCATTGAAGTTGCTGATCCAAATGCTAGGTATAGTATTACTAGTGGTACAGCAAATAGTAATAATTTATACTATAGTGGTAATAACTTGACGTTGGAAAATCGTGACCCTGCGGCAGCGACTTTAACTTATAATGTTATTTTTATTGGGCGTAGCACGGCATAATAATGGCAGACATACTTCCTCCGTTTCCAGTAGATTCTGAGGCAAACTCTTACACTAGAATTGACTGGTATCTAAAACTAAGAACCCTGCTAAACTCTGTTAATAGTGTGGCTTGGGCAGTGATTGATAAAGCTGGTAGCAACTTAACTGACATTCAAACCCGCAATCACAATGATTTGCAGAATGTACAGGGAGGTGTTTCTGGCGAGCGTAATCACTTATCTAACGCACAGCTAGCAGAGGCTACAGCAGCACGATCTACTCGTGGGGTTGATACAACAGACTACCTAATAACTACAAGCGGGCTCGTATTACAGAGCCCCAATTTACATTATTGGGTAGCTACGATAAGCAACGCTGGCGTCGTCACATGGACTGATGTTGGCTTAACTAAGCCATAAGGAGAATATATGGGTGATGGAGATTCAGGGACCGTAGGTGATCCCTCAGACAGCCCTGTAGGACCTGTTGGTACAACATCCACAGGTGATGTTGGAGATGTTTCGGGTAATATAGGAAATACAGCTTCTTTAGACGGTGTAACTATTACAGGCACGCCTAGTTTGGGCATAGCAGATGGCGAAATTGGTTTAGAAGGTCTTTTCTCCACTGATTTAGCAGATACTAATTCAAATACAGAGACAGGCACGTTCTCTACTATGGAGAATATTCTTAATATTATTAAGGGTAATCCTGTAGCAATGGCTACATTAGCTGCTCTTACACAGAGTAATCCTGTCTTAAGTGGTATTGTTGGAATAGCTAATATTGCTGCTAACATGAATAGTAACCCTATAGGATCAATTATGGGGAATTTAGGTAGCACATTAGGGAATGCTATAGCTGGACCAATAGGTGGAGTTATTGGCGGTTCAGCGGGTGGGTCTATTGGTACACCTTCTGGTGTAGGAGTTACTGGTGTAGGCTCTGATCCTTCAGCATCAGCAGGAGAAAATATGACAGATTACATGAAACTGCTGCCTGGTTTGGGTAGCTTATATTTACAAAATAAATCAGCCAATCAATTTAGTGGCATGGCTAGCAACTTAGCTTCTCTGTATGGGCAGGATAGCCCCTATTCTCAGATGCTTAGACAACAACTTACCAGACAGGATGCTGCCGGAGGTCGCCGTTCTCAATATGGTACTAGAGAAGTAGAACTACAGGCTAAGCTTGCCCAACTAAATTCACAAAACGCTTCTCAAATTGCACAGTTTCAAAATGCTGCTTTACAACGTAGGGCACAACAATTAATGCAGCTTAGTGCCATGTATCGTAGTCCAGAAGGGCAGAAGATAGGTGGTGCTATGGGTAGTGGTTTGCAAAATATGTATTATGATGCCATGAACTCATACAATGCTCCAGACTATAATTCTATGCCAACATATGAACCACCAGCATGGGATCCTTATACTGAAACTCCTTATCTCGGAGGTTAAATGCCATACATAGCACCTCCTGATTTAAGAAGTATTTATGGGGACTTATCTACAATTCCTGCTGATTTTGCTTATGACCAAGCAGTGCAGTCTAGACAAGCAAATGCCTTAAACATGGAAGTAGAGCGGCAGAAGCTTGCTGAAGACTCTGCGGCCTCTCCTTTCAACCTTGCTGCTAAAGCTTCTAAGATGAGAAATCAGGCTTTAGAAGATGACTTGTCCACCACGCTATATCCAGGCAGGAAAGAAATTGCTGTTGCTGAACAACAAAAAAAGCAACGTGAATTACAGGCTCCAGATATACACTACCTAGCACAAGGACTAACACAAGCTGCTGCGGCTACCAAAGCTAACGGAGGTCAGGTTCCTGTGTGGCTTGCTCCCCAGCTACCTAAGAACATTGTTGATGCTCTCAATCAGCCTGGAGGAGCAGATCAAGTATATGCTGCTGGTAAGGCTATTAGAGAAAATGCGGACAAGTTTATTTCTCAAGAAAGCAAGCAAGGAAGTGCTGCGGACATTGCTGCTACTAAGGCCGACTCTGCTGCTGAAGTTGCACGTATTAATGCTGCTGCTAGAGTAAAGGCTGCCGAACTTGCTAATGCTCGTGCCAAAGCTGCACTAGCGGCAAAGCCCACAAAACAAGACAAGCAGAGCTATGAAAACTATGCTGTTAAGCTGGAGGCTGAAGCTGACAACTTAGCTATGCAAGGGGATGCTGAAAGTCTCAATAAGGCACATTACTTAAAAGGACTTGCACAGCAATATCGTGACAACGCTATTAAGCTTCGCACTGCTCCTACAGATGTTAAGACTACATCGCAAGAAGACCTTGAATCTGAACTAGGTATTCGTAAACCAAAACCCGCTGGACAAGCAGCTCCCACTGCCCCTGCCACAACCAAACCACTAGACCCTCTAGGAATAAGGAAATAATATGAACCTATCTGAACTGCGTCAGAAGTATCCAGACTACAACGATATGAGCGATCAGGAATTTGCTGACGCTTTTCATGGTAAGTTCTATTCCGACATTCCTAAAGAGGAATTTTATGGCAAGATTGGATTTTCTAGCAAGACTTCTGTAGAAAAACCAAAAGAGTCTAAAAGAAAGACAACAGCCCTTGAAGATATTAAATTAGGATTATTTAATGCTACTAAAACCGCAGGCTTGGGTTTTGGTGGTTTAGTTGCGCCTTTACTTCCTGATAATCAAGGTGATGCTTTTCTAGATAAGTTACATGGTGGTGTCGCAGCTATGGAAGCTTGGGCCAATCCTAAAATGGCAGAGCAGACCTTTGGTGGCAAATTGTTAGGTAATGTAGCCACGATACCAGCACAATTTGCTGCCATGCCTTTTTCGTCTGGGGTAAAAGGACAAGACTTTCTAGATAAGGGTGAGAGTCTTCCTAGAGCACTGGCTGCTGTAGCTATTGACACTGTAGGCAATGTATTTGGTGCTGCAATGCCAGGACTAGGTAGCAGTTTGCCAATGAAAGCAACTACCACTTTTGGTGGTAATGCTCTACAGGAATTTGTGAGTACAAGTCTCACACAATCTGTAGCTAAGAATAAAGAAACAAAAGAAGCCTACAAGCCTACATTTGAAGATGCTGTTTTAGCTGGTGTTACAGGTCTGCCTATGCTGGCTATTCCTTCTGGAAAGAAGAAGAAGGTTGCTGACATGCCTTCTGATAAGGCTAAAGCCGTAGAAGCCGATTTAACGCCTTCTGAGAGCATCCCTAAGCCTCCAGAAACCATCTATACAGACAGTAATGGTGTTTCTCGTTCTGCTCCTCCTGATGCTGGTGAACTAGCTGCTCGTGCTGCTCAAGCTAAGGCAGCAGAAGCTGCTGGCCCCTCTCCTTTTGAGCAGGAAGCTCGTAGATGGGCAGAATCCAACGCTGCTGATGAGGCTACAGTTGCACGGCTAGAAGCTACGCTTGCTAAGAGAAACCAATCTCGGCCCACAATGAATATTGACTCAGAAGGTGCTTTACGCTCTCCTGAGGAATTACAAGCTGCTAATATCTCGGATGCTCAGACATCCTCGATGCAGCGGCAACAAGCTGCACAAGCAGCAATAGAAGCCAGACAAGCTCAGATGGAATTTGACGTTAAGCGTCAGACAGCTCTTGAGCAGCAGGCAGCAATGCGTGCTAGGCAGGAGAGTGCTCCTACAGGCTATAGCGACTATGTCGCCAATAGGAATGTAGAAGACGCTACACGTTCAGCAGAACAATTACAACGTCTTAATGAGCAGCTTCCTGAAGGGGGCTATAAGGCTCAGCAATCAATTGTTGAAGACTTTGGCAGCAACGATCCTATGGAACGTATGCCAAACATGCGTGTAGACGAGAATGGAATGCCTATCAGGGCCGACCTTTCTATGGAGCTACAGAACCTAGAAAATCCTCTACAACGCAATTTGTGGGGTGATGAACTAGGCCCTGCTCTAGATCAGACACGTAGCCTTACAGACGCCATTGACTCTATGCCTGCTGGCAAGGAACGTGATGCTGCTATCCGTATGCTGTCAGGTACTAGTACACCAAGGCGTGTTGTTCCTAGGAAACAACGTGGTGCTATTGATGCCTCTGTGTTTGAAGACCTCTACAACTTTGGTAAGAGTGTTATTCGTGGAGGCAACGGTAAGTTGCTGCCTCTATATCACGGAAGCGAAGCAGAGTTTCACAACATCAAGGCTAGTCGGGAAGGTGGGGCATTAGGCAACGGTGTTTATCTTGCTGTACGTCCTGAATATGCTTCTTCATATGCTGAAGGCAATGGGGGTAATGTTCACCAAGTTTACGTAGACATTCGTAAGCCATTAGTCATTAAGGGTCCAGGTGATCCTATGGTTAATGCTTTGGTGTCTCTTGGTAAGACTCGTGAGCAAGCTACGGCAATTGTAGAGAAAGCTTATGACGAGAAGGGCTACATCACCAACGAAGTTAAAACCCTTGCTCAGAGAGCTGGTTACGACGGCATTGTTCAATATCGTGGTGAAGTGCCTTCTGAAGTGGTTGCATTCGCGCCACATCAAGTTAAGAGTGCTTTGTCTCCTGATGCTAAGAAGCTAGGCTATCAAGTAGCAGGTAAGAAGTTTGAGCCAATGGACTATGCTGGTGATTGGGAACCTGACGGTGCTTACGACAGTGCCTATCGTCCTGTTCCTGCTTCACAGCGTGGGGGTATTGATTTACAGGGTGTAATAGAGGGTGCTCGTGATCTTCTGAACAAGCTCCCTGGTATCAAGCCTAATGATCCTGAAGCTCTAGCTGCTAAGGCTACAGCAGACAACATTGCTAAGAAAGCTCGTGTAAACGCTATCCTTGGTAGCGAATCTGGCTATCTAGAGAATGTAACAACTCCTGAAGCTGTTATTGCTCTCGCTCCTAATGCAAAGGACATTCCACGTTCTGCTGCTATTGGTGGTAAGCTAGTGACTCCTGGCATTAATGCTTTGGCTGTCAAGCATCCTAACCCTCTGGTTAAGTTCATGCGTGCTCAGACGAGAGAAGTGTTTGTAAAGACCGACGCTCTTGTAGAGCAATACATCACTGGACGTGGTGGTATAGGTGCCACAATACGGGAAATGTCTAATAAGGAAAAGGCTGAAGTTGTACAGCTTCTACAGCTTGGTGACCGGAAGCAAACTAAAATTACTTCTGAGCTAATGGACAAGCATGGCTATTCAGACGCACAGAAGGAGTTTGTTCGTAAGTTCTATGAAATGGATGCTGAAAAGCTTCGTGTATGGAACGAGAAGCGTGCGCAAGCAGGTATGGAACCTGTTGCTACTCGTGAAGGACACGTTCCCGGTATCTTCCGTGGTGACTACAAGCAACTAGTTCTGAATGCTGAAGGCAAGCCTCTAGGTGTTATTGCTGTAGACTTCAAATGGCAGCTTAAGGCTGCTCAAGAAGCTATGTCAAAGAAGTTTCCTGATGCTAAATACACTCCTGTAAAGCGTAGCTCTCTTGGAGGTAGCTCAGGCAGAACAGGTGAGTTTGGTGCTATGCAGGAAGTGCTGACAATGCTAGCAGAGAAAGACCCTTCATTCCGTGAGGTACAGGATTTGATTTCTGCTGCCATTGCTGAGAATAGTGATAAGGCATATGGTGCTGCACAACACGCTCTACGCAAGAAGGGCATTGTTGGTAATGAGGGCAACAAACCTTGGCTAGATGCTGAACAGAATGGAGCTGACTTCATCAAGTCTTATTTGCAACATTGGGAAGACCAGATGATTTCTCATGCTGCTTTACCTGTTGAAAAGCAGGTAAGAGCTTTGATGGAAAATGAAGCCCTTGATAGCATGCCTAATGCTAAAGACTATGTTGATGACTATCTGAAGGGAATGACTGGTAGGTCTGTAGGTGAAACCGGCAGAGCACTAAACACCATTTTGGATGCTCCACAACGGTTGTTTGGTGTTGGTCCTAGTGGTACTAGAGCTATGGTGCACCAGTTTAACAAGCGCATGGGACAATATTCTATGGGCTTTGGTAACTGGCTGTTCTCCGTAACTCAATGGCTACAGGTGGCACAGACAGGTGTACCGGAAATTACGTCTGCGGCTAAGCAGCTTGGTGTAAGCCAAGCAGCAGTTATCCCTGCAATGGCTAAGGCCGTGAAGGATTGGATGGCTGCTGGTACTGGAGAAACTAAGGGGGATTTTGCTACATCAATGAAAGAAGCTCGTGAAAGAGGTTTACTAACCTTCTCAGAGTTCACTGATGTAAATAAGATTACTCAGAACAAGTATTCTCGTGCAGCCGATAGGGTTATCGACTTTAATCGAGCAGAACTAGGGGAAAATCCTACTCGTCCTTTGGTGTTCTTCACTGCTGTGAATGTACTAAAGGAAGCTGGTTTAACAGGCAAACAACTTTATGATGCTGCGTACAATGTTACACAGGCTGGTATGTTTGATTATAGAATGAATGAGCGTCCTGCTATGTATCAGAAGATGGGCCTTGCAGGCACATTAGCAGGTGGATTGCAGACCTTCAAACATGGCTATATGAACCAGATGCAGCGTATGATTTCTAATGGTGGTAAAGACCCTGTGTCCGCTGCCTATGCTGCAACAGCATTGCTTGCCTACGCTGGCATTGGTGGTATGCCCTTCTACCAAGAAGCAGATAGTATGTTTAAGCACATTACTGGTAAGTTTGGTAAGGAACAAACCATTTCTGAATATGCTTTGAAGGAAGTTCCGCGTTGGCTAGAGAAAGGTGTCATTTCTGATGTTACTAACGTAAACATGCAGAGCCGCTTGTCCTCTGCTGATGTGCTGCCTAACAGTCCTATAGAAGCGTTGTCTCCTTATTTCTCGTCAATTGGACGTATGGGAGCTGCTGCTAAGGATGTGTTGAGCTTTAATGACCAACTAGCATGGAAGAACATGGGAGTTACTATGACCCCACAAGGGCCTCTAAAGGGCCTTGCTGAGAAGAGTTTGCTCACTGATGACGAGGGCTATGTCCTCAATCGTGAGGGCCTTCGTGGCAACACCCGTACCCAATGGGACAAGGATGTTCGTACATTCTCAGGTGGTCGTAGTTTGGATGAGGCAATGACTGGAGAGAATCAATATAACTCGGGTCAAAGACTTAAAAACTATCGTGATAAGCAGAAGTCTATTATGGAGCAGATTCAACGTAAGTATGTTCAAGGAGAACTAACTACAGAGGATATGCAAGGGTTTGCTAAGAAGTACACAGAAGCTAAGGGTGATCCTAAGCAACTGGCTACTCAGCTAATTACATTTGCTAAAACTGCTAAGCTAGATAAACAGCAAAGACTACAGGGAATTCCTAAGTCCGGTAATTTGTCTAGCCTGTATAAGTTCCAAGAATATCAGGACGATGTTGTAAAGCCATAAACAAAAAGGCGCTACCCGCAAAGGTAGCGCCTTTCTTTTTGTCTAATTAGCTTCCACAAACACCACCCTTGGTGATGTCGCATATATCCACAACTTCGTCGTACACAGTGTCCTTATGTGCTAAGGCTTCTGCGTAGGGGACTGAGGTGAGGGGTTGACCTCCTCTACTTCCATCTGGATAACACGTGAACCCCCGTAGCCTAGGGGCGTACGCTGAAAGAACTCGCGTAAATGCTTCAACCTTGTCGTCATTGTTAGCGTCTGATCCCCAACTCGGTAGATTAATCGTGGATGAGATGGACATATCAACGTAATCTTGCACATCTGCCTGGAATTTAATTCTTCGCTCATAGTCTGTGCTTAGGTCGAGAGCACTCTCAATTGTCGCTGGGTCTGTTCCCAGCTCCGCAATGAGGCTTTGCGCTGTTCCGTCCACCACGTACTGGTATTTCCACTTAGTTCCTTCTGTGAGGAAACGTCGCTTATATGCCACTGCAAAGAGTGGCTCAATTCCTGTAGTTGTTCCAGCAAGTATGCCGATGGAACCAGTGGGTGCAATAGCGCGGTACGCAACTGGCCTGCTAATGTAAAGACGGTCGCAGTGTTCATCTGCTGCTCGTTTTGATTCATCTTGATATACCTTTAGCCATTCATGTAACTCAGGAGTTACGTTGTAGGTTTGTCCTCGTTGGAGGAGCCATTCGTGTACCCCCATGATACCGAGCCCGAGCCTTCTATTTTTCTCTCGTACCTTATACACCTTTTCGTATGGCAAGTCCGCACGTAAAGTCCCGCAGACAAGGAATTTAGATGCGAGTTGTACCACATTCCAAAACTCTTCCAAACTTCCAATGTTGCCAAGATTAATACTACCAAGGTTGCATACGTCGCTGTCATCTTCTGATGTAACTTCAGTGCATGCATTTCTAAGCGTTTCATTCTGTTTATCCCCAAAGTTAAAAGAGAAGCCGGGTTCACCAGTTTGTAGAGCTTTCTCTACATTCTTCTTGAACACAGCATTGTTTTCTAGTCCCCCGATCATAGCAGCGTCGTCATAATTGACGCTGATGTTGGTCATGTCCAATGCTGCTGGGAAATTGAAATCGGCTTCTTTTAGGGTGCGGACTGCTGGGGGCCAGTCCTTTGCTCGCAGAAAGTTACCAATGTCGTCATGCTTCCAATTAAGGCTTGCATAGATTGCAGAACGTCGGCTACCTCCCTGCATGACGTTGCGTCCGATTTCATTAATGGCATGCATAAGAGGCACAGGTCCGCTAGCTGTTCCCCCAGTTCGTGATAGCGCTGCTCCGCTTGGTCGCAGTCGGCTGTAGTCAATTCCAATTCCTCCACCAGTCATTAGACATGACATAGCACGCCATGTTACAGCACTCCATTCTTCTCTGGTGTCTTCTTCTGCGCGTAGAAGGTAACAGTTATTGTATGCTTTGAAAGGTCGTCCTGCGTAATATAGATAGCGTCCCCCGGGCATAAATTTAAACTCGCGTATGTATTGTGCAAGCTGCTTACGGTCATCATCTGACATGAGTTTGTTAATGGTCCCGTTACGCGTCCCACAGACATCTTCGACAAGTCGATCTGCAAGCTTATGCCATGTGTCTCCAGGTCCTTGTGCATACTTAAAGCGGAACACATTCTCCGCAAAACTGTTCTTAAATTCACTCAACGACTATCCTTCATGCCTAATTGACAGTTTAAAGTTTCTAGGTTTGTGCTTGTAGGGACCAGTCTTAGGTTCCTTCACTGCTTTATATTCATTGGCACATTCTCTATGCCAAGCTTGGTAAGAAGTCTTCCTTACATACATATTAGCAGGATCGTCATACTGTTTGCAATACGGACACTTCATTTTATGTGCGTCACCACAAGCAGCTAAAGCATCTTGCTCAGCATGAATCTTTTGGTGTTCATACTTAGAAAGTACCTGAAGATTCTCTGGTGCGTTATTGTATTTGTTTCCGTCTATGTGGTGGACAATCTCCTCTTTTGTGAGAAATCGGCCAACATATAATTCTGCAATAACTCGATGCTCATATACATGACCCTGCTTACTAGCAAAAGGGTGCTCAGGTAGATAGAGCCGTTTGTAGTGTCTCAACGTTCGTCACCAAAGCCCATGATTTTTCCACGAATCTGGCGTGACTCAAGCTTGTCAATGTTGCCCTGAGCCACATCCTGCAATGTCCAATTATTATCTGAAGCAATTTCTGCAATGTGGAATAGAACATCACCTAGTTCTTTGAACAGCTTTGTCATTGCTACATCAGGAGGGAAGTCACCACGAATGAGCTTTTGGAACACAGCAGCCACTTCACCAGTTTCTGCTAGAAGGCCCATAACACATGCTTCTGGGCTGTATGAGTCTAGACGGAATGTTGCTGTCTTGGTTTGATAGCCCTGAAAGTCCAGGGCCTTGTCGTTTACAATGTTGGAAATAGTTGTTCTCCAGAAAGAGGAAAGTGTTCTTTTAATAGTAGTGCAGCCTGCTTAGCCACATCTGTATGTTCAAGCTGAGTCCCATGCCCACTGCGAAGGCCACAGTAATGCACCCAGCTACGGATGCTGCCTTGCATATAAAGCCGAGACATTGTAAGCCCTTCAGGAAGCACCACACGAGCCTGTTCTTTAGCGATTCCTCGTTGGATGGCTTCATGATAGACCTGCTTTGCTGCAAATTGAATTGAATGTTGTTGGTAGTCGAACCAATTTTGTAGCTCCTCGTCGTCGCTAGCAATGGAGTTCTGTCGGTTCTTAGTGTCCTGTAGCCTAGCCTCACGGAATACATATTCATCTGTGAGAGCAGAAGGCTCTGCATAACGCTGTGAGAACTCTTGGAAACTAAAGCTGCGATGACGTAGTATCTGACGTGCAATGTCACGTGTTGTTGTAATTTCTACACAGGCAGAAGCCATTTCAAATACTGAGTAGTGCCCATGCTTCAAACAATAGCTCAAGAGGTTGCCCACCTCTTTCGCCTGATTCGCCGGGTTTGAAACTCGTGCACAATACGCTACAACCTCCTCTGGTTGTGGAGTAATCCACACTAGCTTAGTTGTCGACTTGAGGCTGTTCGTTTCTGGCATTTGAATTAGGAGGAAAACAAAGATTAAGGGTTAGTACGTAGTGTTGAAGCCTATCAAACGCTTCTTCTTTTGTACAATGGAATCGAATATCACGCAGATATTCTAGTAGCTCTTTAGGGTGAATTGTAATGTCTTCACAGCGAAGTCCACAAACCCTGTGTCCAAAAGGTTTTGTTCTGTTCTTGTCTTTATTCCGGTAAAGACCGATCAATTCCATCTTTGTTTTCCAGTTCTTTAAGGGAACGCTTTAGTTCCTCGTAGGCTTCTTGCTCGTCCATTAGACGCTTCCTATAACGAACATCGTGCCCGTTGTTCTTAGAGAGAGCGTCCTCTTGTTGTAGGCGTTTACGTTGTGTTTTGCTCAAGTGTAAGCTTTATGGTGTAGTTTATCCAGTACACCAGCACAAATACCAAAATAATTAAATGTTCCTAACGAGCAAATAAATAATAGCATACCTGGGAACGTAGTTAGTAGTACAAACATAACCCACAGGAACATATAATATCCTGCTGGTAGTTTAGCGTTTCCAAATGGATTAATAAATAGTTTCATATGTCTTTAACATTACAAATATAGACAGGCTTACCTAATTTTTGCATTGTTGTAATCATGTGCTTTGTACCATTTGATGTTCCGTTCCAAACAGCAATGAGTGCATCAGCATATTCTGCCATCTCAGCATTGCGCCTGAAGCCTGCAGACTTACCATGCACTTCCCATTCTGCAGGAAACAACATCAAGTCCCTATTGTGTTCCTTAGCCCAGGCTTCTCCCCACTGGTCTACACCACGAGCATTACCAGAAACAACCTCTGTGATGTTGAAGTTGCTTCTGAGCACTGCTGTAGATACTAGCTCAGGCCAAACACCATCCCTACTGCCAGCAATAATTACTTTCATACGTCAAAGTAAGCGTGTAGCTTTTCCTCTTGGTCCCAAATCTCGTCAATGAAAGCATCAACAAGCTCCGCTGATGTCACCCCTAATAGGTCTAGAAGGAGTTCTTCAGGGAGCTGTCGTAGCTTCTCTAAAAGCTCAAATTTATCCATTGTCGTAGCTCAAATAGCTACTCCGAGGCCACGGAGGATGGCAGCGAAGTAGCCAAAGCCTTCACCAGTCCAGCTATGTAGAAGACCAATAATTGTCGCTGTGGCTCCTGCAAACACCGCTGTGGAAAGCATCAGAATGCGAGCAGGCCACCGATCTGCCTTGTATGTGGTATAGCCTAATACAGCTACAAACAGAAATACAATGGCGTAATAGGAATATAGGTAAATCATCGAACTTTCCCTTCTAGGCGATCAGCCACTAGCTTAGCATATCCTGCAATGTCAACCCATGAATCGGCATAATTAGGGTCGCCGTTGATGATGCGAGCCATCTTATGTGAAATCATATCAAGTGCTTCACACATATCTGTAGGGAGGATTTTATTCCTAATCTCTAAGTGTGTAGAAATCACTTCCTTAAATGCTTGTGAGATTTCAGCATGGCCTTCAAAGGTGCCATATCGCTTACCACGCTCATCTAGGATGGCGTCTACGCTTGTCTTGTCTTGCACTCCGGTCTTCCCAGCAAAACTAAATAGTTCTAACTGGCGATCTTCAGCGTAATGCTGGAGGTCGATTTCACTAATAGCACTCATAGGTAATTTTCCTTAAGATATTTAATCGAAACTGGCATCACATCAAATGCCCCCTCAGGGGTCACCTCATGTAGCATAACCATTCCACGAAAATGTTTATTTCCTTGTGGACCTAGGTACTCCTCGTTATGTTCATAACATGACCCAGCGATGATTCCTGTAAGCCGTTCCCCATCTGCTCTGTACGACGTAGCGAGTTGTAGGCCCTGTTGGTGCCCTGCAATACAGCTCATGTGCTTTTTGGTAAGCATCATATTGGCAGAAGTACAGGGGCGGCCCATCTGGCCAGTTGTAAAGAAGTGGCTGAAAGCAATGTTGTTCACCACCACCACTTCTAGAAAATTGTAGACTTCCCATCCGTATTCCTTATATTTTAAGTCGTCTATTGAGAGCGTCCCATCGAGCTTAGGATCATTATTAACAGCACGGTTAATACGGTCACAGTGGTTACCTAACGTCA